ACACTTGTGGCCATAATTTTTACGTTAAAATCTATAGCACAAAGTATAGGCTCATTATCGCTAAATGGTAATAAATTATCCGAGACATTTACTTCTCGGTTGAAATTATAAAATACAGAATCTCCAGTATTGTTAAAAGTAGCACAATATTCTTGCTCAAAAGTTTTAAGATCTAAGGTTGATCTAGCCAAAGCTATCTCTTCCTTCATATCAGGCCTTACTTTTTCAGCTGTAAATTGCCAACTCTTCCATAATGGATTATCTTCTTGGCCTTTATTAAACAATTGGTAAAAATCACCAGAAACACCTTTTGGTGTACTAATAATAACTACCTTGGCTTTACGTTTTGGGTCAGTACTCATCGGTAACACAACTTCCGTAAAGGCATTCTGTTTAATAAAAGCAAATTCGTCTAATACAATAAAACTTGGCGAAGGTGATATTCCCCTTAAACTATCGGGCCTATCAAAACCTTTAAGTGATAATCTAGAACCATTTATAAATCTGATTTCTAAATCCATCTCTCTAGGTAAACCTTCAATATGACTTGGGTGAACTATATTTTTAAGAGTAGTCCACATAGATTCTCTAATCATAGAAACTGTAGGGCCTATAAGAATAGCCCTTTGGTTTCTGTGTTGTAAACAATGATGATAAGCCATTACAGATGCTAAATAGCTCTTACCTGTTCTTCGACCAGCGGCAACAATTTTAAATCTTGCTGGATGATCAAATACTTCCTGTTGAAACGGGAATAGGATTATTTCATAATTATTATTCATTAGTTCATCATTTCTAAAATATTTACTAATATAAAACCAAATACAAACAAGTATCCAGCACAATGTAATATTTTAATTATCTCTTTTTTTGTAATCTTCATAACAACTCATCCACAGATCTAAGTAGACCTATGTTTACTATATATCATAGCTGATTTATTAAAATGTAATCACTCAGCTAAACTTAATATTCTTTTTGATAATCTTGTAGCTCTCTCACCTACTTGTCTAGCCCAAAGGCTATCTAACATCTCGGCTGAGGCATCTTCCCATCTCTCTTCGTTGACAGCGGCAATAAATTTTTTAAATTTAGATAATCTTGGCTCACCTAAATTGAAGCACATATTGATCGCCACTTGTTGAACTTCTTCTGGTTTATCTTCTAGATCAGGAAATACTTTTTTAGTTTCTTCTACAAACTTAGATACATCCTTATCAAATAATTCATTAACTCTGTCAACAGACACTTCTGTACCAATTGGTTGTCCATGTTCTGCATCACCTTCAACAATCAAATGACCAATCCCACAAGTTGGGTATCCAAGATGATCATTGTAAATTTCGTATCTTACTCCCTCATCTATTTTTAATTGTTCTCTTAATTGATCTATGTTCATGTTAATCCTTATTTAAATTAAATTTGTTATCTTCAAATGTTAGTTTGAAATTAGGCAAGCCTTTTATATGACTTGCTCTTACCCTTACATTTAACATATCGTTAAGGTAAGTTTGTGTAGATCTCTTCTTGGAAGGCCCGCTACCTAGAAATGTAGTTGCAACGTTCGTGTTCTCTAGGGAATCAAAAACAGATAATTGGAGCAACAACTCAAAAAGTTTTGCAGTAGCCTTTGAGTTAGACTCAAAAACTATTTCTTTCCGATCTACTAACTTATCTTTAGGAGTATTACTTCCAAAGTAAGTCTCTAAAGCCTTACCAGTTTTACTGGTGAACCCGACATACTTTGAACTGTCAGTGTAGAACACGACATACACTTTATAGGATTGTTCACCCCGTTTCAGCCTCCGCTTATTCATCGGTATTCTCGTCTTTAGAAATCTGATCAACCACAACATCTGCTTTTTTAATATCAGGCTCTTGTTTACTAACAATAGTAAGAACTGGCACATTTGCCATTCCTGATGAGTGTAGCGATGTTGGTTGTTTTGAATAGCCGTACTCTAAGAGCTTCTCTGCTATTCTAACTCTTAAATTCTGTGATTTACTATCTTCTTTCCCCTCTAATTTTTTCAGTTCTCCATTCAATATATCAATTGGATCTAACTTTAATCTCTTCATTTTTTCTATTGAAGACTCTACATGATCTTTAGGCTTGGGCTTACGGCCTGCACCAGGTCTGTATCCACCACTTGGCATATATTCTCCTTCTAAACAGAATGATTTCGAAC